GTAGGCGTCGCTCCCACCTGCCGCGGGGTTCCGTAAATAAACCCTGTCGCTCCCGTGCGCTGCCTCCTGGCTCCCTGCTGGAGGGGCGATACCCAGAGCGACTAATATCTCCGGGGTGACGGTTACGGAAATTCCATCTGGGCCAAAATTGCCGAAAGCGTCATTGGTGTATTGCGTCCCTACTGACCTGTTTGCGCAAGTTGTTGCCAGCCTGATTGGCGTACTGCCGTCTCCTGCACCTGGCGACCAGTGCAGCGTCGCCCCGACGCCAGTATCAGCGCCGTCGGATGAGTCACCCTCGAATGTCACCTCAGGAGCCACGAGAGAGCCATCTACACCGAAGGCTTTCCAGAGAACCGAGTCTCTAGTGAAATCAAGAGCGTTGTCAGCCGCATTGTTGTTGGGTATCACTTGAATTTCCCCGCACGCCTGACGGAACCCATTAACCCACTCGTAAATGTTGCCGTTCAGTCCGCTTACCCCCCACGGAGAGCCGTCGTGCATCCACGAAAGAGGGCCCGTGCCCTCCGCTACTCGTGCGATTTTGTTGCTTAAGAAAAAGCTACCTACGGCGTAATTCAGAGGCGAATCTGCCTCTCCCGTGTTTCTGCCATAGTAATTATTGCCCCTGGGTTGTGTCCCGAAAACATTTTTGCACCACAGCGCCAACAGTGCCCATTCCGCGTTGGTCATCAGGTGCCAGCCTGTCCCGAGGTTGACCCCGCAATAGTTCAGGGAATTATCAAACGTCGGGGATGGATTAGCCCCGCCGACCAACGACGTGTAACTCGTTGCCATCGGGTCGACGCCGTAAAGCGAAACTCCCAAGTGTTTTGAGTTGGAATAAATAGAGCACCCCTTGTACTTCCCCACATAAATCTCGTTCAGGGTGGTTTCTCCCACGATAAACGCAGGGTGGGGATCTGTGTTCGTCCCTGTCCCCAGCACGTCCTTCACGCTCATTTGGGGAATCCTGACCATGATGGATGGGAAATACTTTCCAGCACCGTCGCTAACCCACTTCACGGTGTTTTTCCCTGCGGACATCTCTTCCATGAGCGAAGTCCAGTTATTACGCTCTGTTTCTGACGCGAAGCCATCTGTGCCAAGGGTCAGCACCCGCTGGGTGAGCGACCATTCAAACTCTCTGCGCTGTTGGTCGATGAGTTGTTGCGGGTCTTTCCCCTTCCAAAGGGCCGACACCGCAGATGACTTGTTCTGGATCCCCGTTTCAGAAATGGCTCTGGCCGCAAACCCGAACTGATAAAAGTCCGCAGCCCCTGTAAACTGCCCCAACGTTGCGCCGGCCAGGCACCCTATGCCGACTCTAACCGCACCTTCTCCCCGGGCTGCCGTCACGCTGATAGCCTCATCTGTCTCTAGACACGACAGGACAACACTGTTTCCGGAAGCAACGAGGGACAGAGTCCGCACCAGGCCCTTGTGAAGGAACAACTTGTTGTCAGAAACTGTATCAGCAACATTGTTGACTACTCTTAAAACTACCGAGTACCAGTCATTTGAAACAGCTTCTGTTGACGGAGCCAACACCTCGACGGAGACGTAATTATCATCCACGCCGGGGACTGCTACAGAAAAAAGGCTCTTCCTGGTATCCAGATCCCCTGTTTGCGGGATGGTTCCATGGGAAAGGACCGACGCCATGAACGTCCAGTTGCCATCCATCTGCACCGGCAAGGTGGGAGAAAGGCCACATTGTGACACCTGGACCCTGAAGACGACCCCCTCTATGGAACCGTCATTCGCATCCACTCCTGCAGTGGAACCGTTCTGCAGGTTATACCCCATTCCGTGACGGTCCTCCAGGTCACCCTGAGAGGGATCAATGAAAAAAACCAGCGCCGAATCATACATCAGAGAGGCCAAATACAAAGGGGCATTTGCTGGCGCTGATACCACTGAACCGATCTTATTCCCCTTTATTACAGTATAGAGATTACTCATAATTATTTTTCACCTCCGGATCAACTATGCAAGGTCCATAAACTATACGGTGTACTGGCTCCCCGCCCGGCTCTATCAGTTCCACTTCAAAAACCGCAGGTAAATCAGACGTTGCCGGCAATGCGGATGTTTCCTCAGCGTCAGCATATATACACACCTCTCCGTCGGCAGACAGCGTCATCCCGCCGTTCTCTGTGGTGAGCTCCAGCAATGGTTCGCCTGTACCATAGCCGGCACCGACAACGCAGCGCGCGGTCCAGGCCGTAAGGTTAACGGGCTCCCCATCCTCATCCAGAATGACCCAATACGGCTGCCACGTTGCGCCCTGATATATCATTTGTTTTTCCCATAATGGCTGTATCCTCATCCCATCACCCCCACCTTATAAGATCTCTCTCAAAACAACCTGGCACTCGCCTATCCGTATTCCGTGCCAGTTGATTTCAAGCGCTTCCTGGTCGAATCGGCACTTGATGTATTGGGTTTCGTTAGGAGGCAGCCAAAGGAATGAAGCATAAGCGCCCTTGTGTCTGTTAAAAAAATCCTTTAACTCCAGGATCTTTTCCGCGGCATCAGCAAACCCCAGCCTCCACTCTCGCGGTAGTCGGCGCTTATGTCTCCGTTGTTCCTTCCCGCTTTCGAACTGTGAGATCAAGACCTTGTACCCGCTCACAGTCTGGAATTCGTACCTTGGCTCGAAACAAAAAATCTCCAAAAAGACCACCTCCCTACAAAGTGCAAATAGCAATACGGAACGGATTCGGGATGCCTATATAAGGATTTATTCCTCTCGGGGAGCCCGTAACTGGCCCAGTTCCGAATAACGAAAATACTTTTATTTCAGCAGTCGTGGATGATAACTTCCTAACCCCATGGGTCCGAAAACATGCACCAAAATTACCACTGATATTGTACGGAATTATTCTTATATTTCTCGGCACAATGTAATATGGGTTCTCTGTCTCATGCTCGATCTGGACAGACCCAGCACTTACCAGCGTGTTCCTGTCCACATCGACAATTTCCCGGATCTTGAGATATTTGTTCCCACTATTGAAAACAATTTCACCCCGATCTCCATACGTCACTAGCCCCCACCCCGGCAGGGGTTTGTGTGCATTCGTATCTGGACTATATAGGGCATACTCGATCAGCCCTGTGCCAGTTTGCACTATCACGTCCCCCAGCCCTCCCACGCTGTGGGCTGGAGTACAGGCATCGGGGGCAAGGCAGACCGTATCCCCCGTGGGTGGTCTCACAGCACATATGGCAGAGATACGACCTGAATCGATCTCATGGTAATAAGCGTTCCCGCATCCCCCGCCTGTGTATTGTGTCCATGATGTTGCAGTCCCGCTCTCCCACATTCCCAAAACCTGTCTCCGGGAGTCAAACTGGATGTTGTTATTCACACCAATCACCAAGCCATAATCGATCAAGGTATCACCCACTGTTCATTACAGACATAAACCGCTATGCATGTTTCCCCGGAAACGACAGATCCTCCAAGGTTTTCAACCGTTTGCCATGTTAAAACTCCATCCGGGCTGATACCCACAATCAAGAGCCATTCCCCGGTGTTATTGGGACCGGGGTATGTTAGCACAATCGGCATCTTCCCGGCCACTTCCAAGATCGTCTCGCTACCCGAAGTAGTACCCGCCTTAACGCCTGAATAGATTAACCGGGCTGTATAATCCGTGGTATCCAGGGTGATATTCCCCCTTTCATCCCATACCTTCAATCCAACGCTCATGATTAAGCCCCCAGATAACCGAGTTTTACCCGGATAACCTGATCTGTGTTATCGTCAACCGTAACGCCAGTAGATCCCAGATCAGAGAATGTAAAGGTGAATGTCTCCCCGGAATCATGTCGGATAATTACCGTGTCATCGTCGGCATAAGCCCGCCAGCCATCTTTAAGGGTGACCTTTTCGGCGACCTTTTCGGCGACCTTGCTTGTAGTCATTCCGTTCTTGACAGCGATCGTGATATCTTCGTTCCCGGTTCCCGGGTTTAACGTGACTTTGATGTTTCCTGTAGCAGACGCTCCCGTAAGGACCTGGACGCTCACTACATCGTCATAAATCTCAAGGGTACGGTTCGTCAGATCAATAATAAACTTGTTGTCTGTGGACTTCGCTATCCCGGCAGTCACGATTCCCAGATCTGCCTTGATCGCCGACAGGCTGGAGACGTTTATCTTTCCGGCTGTTACAGCATTCGCGGCGATCTTGTCTGCTGTGACCGCATTTGTATTTAACTTCGGGGTCGTGATAGCGCCATCGGCAATATCCGTTACCGTCCAACCCCCTTCGGGTATCTCTAGATCAATACTGTCAGCGGTTACACCGTTTACAGGTCCAACCCAATCCGAAGTATTCCCGCTTGTGTCTACAGCCCTGACCCAATACCAATATGATGTCAGGTTTTCCAGGCCCACCCGGACGTACCTATTCGTATCCACAATTGCAACCAGACTGCCTTCGGAGGGATCCGATGGTTCCGCGGCTCCTGTATATTCAACAATCTCTATATGGGACAGGTCGGGATCTGTCGGGTTGGTCCAAGACAGATCCATATATGTGTATCCACCATTTGCTGACAGGCCCACAGGAGGGCCAGGAGGGGCCGCTTTCCCGTAGAGCGTCAACCCCTTGGTAACGCCGGACGCCTTTATACCCTTTTCATTGATCGCCCTAACCCTGACAGACACCGTCTGATTAGCCCTGACATTTCGTATGACGTATCCCTCGGTCCCTTCCGGGACAACCGCCAGCACATTCCATACCGATGCCTCTTCCTCCAGTAAAGCGACCTCTACCCCCGACAGAAGAACTGGGGGGTCCTGCCATGTGACATCAATATTGGACATTACAGGCCCGTCAGGATGTACCAAAATGAACTCTACCGCGTCCAGGTTGGACACGTTTGGACACTCGAAGGGGTTCGGGAGGTTCGTATCGATGTGGTCCTGGTAGTCGAGTGCCACATCGTTATAAACCTCAGCGACGTACTCGGAACAGACGATGGTGATATCGTCAGTGTCCCCGGTGTCCGTGACCATCTGAACCCGCATCCATTTATTACTCCAGCCCGGAAGATCGTGAGTTAAGGCGATAACATCCCCGACTTCGATATCAGCGTCCTTAAGGGACAGATTGAAAGAACAGAAGTTCCTGATAGCCTGTGACGAATCGATCAAATAGGCACCCATACGGGCGACTTGGGAGGGTCTTGTTATTCCCAGAAGGCTGAAGGTCTGCTCAACCACTCCCCTGACAGCGATGTCAGCAGGATCCTCAAAGACAGAGGTTGTCCGCTCCCAATGATTATCAGGATCGACCCATTCAATAATGACCCGGTTTAAAGCATCCTCATCAGGGGTCTGCCACCAGGTGAAGGACCCGTCGATGATGTTATCCAGCCCGACCGCCTTCGATGCCGTTGTTACAGGCGCATCAACTCGTAATTCTATTTTGTCTCGCTTGACCAGATACCCCCGGAAACAGGACAACATATCGGTCAATGTGTCAGGCCCGTGCCGATAAGTGTCAATGACCATGTCCAACGTAAATCGTGGCTCCCCTCCTACCAAATCATCACAATAATTAGCAGCCTCCACAAAAGAGGCCTCATTGATTCGGTGGAGCGGAACTCCCAGCCCATACCTTTCATTTGTCAGATAATCCCTGATGATCCATGATGGGTTGCGGGAGAACTGAACCCCACTAGGTGTCCACACTGTCCGACCCTCAACAATGGACGTACAGGTTGCAGGGCCTGACAACTCCTTCTGGGCCTTCAAACTCAACCCGATAAAAGCGATATCATTAGGATACGCCCTCTCGATATCTCCCTTTGTGGGATTCGAGGGCCACCACTCAGGCCACGGAATATTACCTATATACCCGGACACTCCCGACCCAGCCACGGGATCCGGGTCTCTCGGGTCAGTCGTTTGGCTAGTGGTGTTAAGGTGGATTGTGTAAGAACAATCTTCAAGGTCGGCAACGGGATCCTTGTCATCGACCCTGACCTCAGAGATTTGCTCGACAGGGCCCTCGGAGATCCCTATCATCCTGTCAACTTTTGTCTTGTCGTCGTCCAAAAACTTCTCATAAAAAATGTTCCCGGCGACCCTACACCGTCCATAAACAATGGGGATCGGTAACATCTGAGACTTGCTGTTCTGAACAGGGCCGATCGAATAAGTAGGGGATTGGACATCTATCCTTGAACTCTCGAACATCGCCCCGATCGAAGCCCCGACCGCCATAGAAGCCAGCAACGTGGCTCCGAACAGGTACGCCCCACCGCCAACGCTGATAGCCCCGACCAGAGCCCCTAATGCCACAAACGCCATTTATAGATCACCTCTCACACGCCAGTAAGACCTGACCCTCGACTCAAAGGCCCGCCCCCAGCGTGATATCCTGCTGTCACTGTCCTGCATGATATGTAAGACTTGACCTGGCTCCACACATGTCATCAAATGGTCAAAACCCACGATCCTGACCACAACCAGACCCCCAACCTGAAGATCCCCGACCCTCTCACAGAACGTAGAAACCTTCGCTTCGATCTCCCGGCTCCTGGATTGTAGACTCCCCAGATTCCACGACACATCGCCATAAAGATCCGGGGAGATCTCCCGATCCCAAAGCACCCTCTGGGCATATACCGCCAGAGAAAAACAATCGGCCCCTTCAGGGGGCCGACCTCCGCAACTCCACGGTATTCCGACCAGATCAGATAACCTCATCTGTGGAGCGTCCTGACATCCTTTGACGCTGGAAGATAGGGGAACAGATTAACCCAGTACATCCTCCGGGGAGCCTTCTTTTTCAAACTGAAATCAGCCCAGACAGACAAAGAGAGGGCATACTCATTTATCAAAGCCTGTTTGATCCTTCCGATAAACAGCAACTGAGCCCCATCAGGGTACGCTAAAAGATCCTTGAACCCCCTCCAAACATGCACCGTCACACCATTCAACCGCACCGTCTGAGCCAGAGCAGAGAACTCCCTGCTCACGTTGTCGATCATTACGGTGACGGTGTCGATGGTGCTCTCCTTGCTTACCTCCAGTTGCTCGAACTTGACGCCGCAAGAGGTGTAGGTCTGCGGAAACCCGTCCTCGTCGAACCAGCTGATGTCCGTCCTGGAACCTGAAACAGGGTTGAAGTCGCAGTCAGTCAAATACAAACTGTGCTTCACCTCAGGGTTGGCGACCTCCGGGATGTTCAAGATCCTGACAAACAAGATCGGATGTACAAGATCCTTGCCAGACTCTTCATTAAACCTTTCGCTGGCACGAGGCATTACACCACCCCCTTGATTGCCTTGCGAATCGCCCCGTCGCGCATCAGGTTCTCAAGGACCATGGATTCAAAGACCCCCTTATGGGTTCGCGCCAGCTGAACGAAGCTCTGGGCGTCAACTGCGTTGATGTTCATCGTAACGTGGACGTTATCCCCGCCGCCTTCAGATTCAACTCCAAGCTTCCCATCACTCCCACGCTTCAGGGGCATGACCGCCTCCGGCCCGGCTTCGCCCATGAGCCCCAGCCCGTGCGCCATCGGGAAAATGGTGGGCCGGTCCACGATGCCGCCATTTGCGAAGGGCACCACGCTCCCGCCGGAGAGAACCCCGCCGTCGGCGAAGCCGAACAACCCAAAAATCGATTTCAGCAAGGTAGCCTTGATTACAGCATATGCGATGTCCTGCGCCAGACGCCGCAACGAATCACCCAGATCTTCACCATACGCTATGGCCCCGGCGAACGCACTAGAAATTAGGTCAGGTACCTCAATTAATTTTTCCCTGAGTGCTGTTTCAGCCTCGCGGATCATCACGCCAATGGATTTCGTCGCCATCTGGACGCTGCGGTCGAAGCCCTTGATTTCGTCATCCAGCATTTTGACCACCAGGGGGAATTCCGCAAACTCGTTTTTCAGCCCCTCCAGCGCGGACCGGTACTGCTCCACACCGATAGATCCGCTTTCAAACTGCATCCGCAGGTTGTCCAGGACCTCCCGCGCCTCATCCCCCTGAAGCTGCTGGATGGACGCGAACAATTCCTTCATCGGCTCCGTCCAGTTTTCGATGCCCGGATCTGCCAGCTGCGCCTTCAGCCCGGCAAACACGTCCGTCAGGTGCTCCAGATATTCGCTGTCGCCCAGGAACCCCATGGAGTTCTGCCAGCTCAAACCCTCCATCATGGTCCGCAGGTCCTCGATGGCCTGTTTGTCCTGCTCCGCCTGTTTCTGGACCGCTTCCTCCGCTTTCGCCGTCGCGTCCGTGGTGATCTGCTTTTCGAGGTCGACGATAGTTTTCCAGTCGTCGGAGAGGGGTTTCAGCTTCGCCTTCCACTCGTCGAGCACGGGCAAAAATGCGGCCCCGTCGGCGTTCAAATATTCGATCTGGTCCCGGATGTTCTGGACCAGCGTCTCGGCGGCGGATTTGCCTTTTTTCCCCTTGGCCGCAGCCCCGCCGCCGCCCTTGAAGGCGTTGAGAATCGCATCGATCTCTTTTGAACCCTTCGCCTCTTCGAGCACCATCCCAAGCTCTGTGGGACTGTACCCGCCCCTGCCGCCCTGCCGGGAGACGGCCGCCCGATCGTAAGCCTCCATCGCTTTTGCTCGGGCAAGGGCGTCCTGTTCTGCCCGGAGGTCGGCAAGCTCTTTACTCCTCCCGGACTCGTTCAGCCCGAGCCCCCGGCGCTCGGAGAGGGTTTCTATCCCCTTCGCGCTCCAGTCAGCGCTCGCGAGCACAGCCAGAGCCGCCGCGGCCCCGGAGAATACAGCCGCATTCGCCGAGAAGAATATGGCGAGGTTTCGCAGAGCCTTCAGCGCCCCCGCGGCCCCGCTGGTGATTTTGGAAAATATCAGGATCATGGGACCGATGGCGGCAGCCATGAGCCCCCAGTTGACGATATTCGTTTTCATCTCAGGGGACAGTTCGGAGAAGGCTTTCGTCACATCCGCTACCCGGTTCGCCGCCACCATGAGCGACGGGGTGAGGGTGTTGCCGATTTCCCGCCCCGTGGCTGAGATCTGGTTCCGGAGGATAGCAAGCCGCTTTTCCGTGGTCTGGTAGAATATAGCCGTCTTTTCCTGGAGTTCGTTGTTTTTCTGCCAGGCCTTACTGCCCAGCTCAACGGCGCTTGTGAAAACGTTGCTTGCGCCGGTCGCCCTCAGGATGGCATCCCGGAGACGGATCTCTGTGATCCCCATTTTGTCGAGGACCTCAATGGCTGTCATTCCAGTGCCTTTGAGGCTGGCGAGCCCCTGGATGAATTTTATGATTGCGCCCGTCGCGTCCTGCTCGAACAGGGTGGAAAATTCCTGTATACTCATCCCGGACACGGCGGCAAAATCCTTGACGGCATCGCCGCCCTTGACGGTGGCGAGCTTCATTTCAATCATCAATTTGGAAAACGCGGTACCGCCAGCCTGGGCTTCAATGCCCACGGACGACAGGGCGCCGCCGAGAGCCATGATCTGGGCTTCAGTCATCCCAACCTGTTTGCCCGCTCCCGCGAGCCGGAGTCCCATTTCCACAACTTCTTTTTCCGTGGTAGCCAACGAGTTACCCAGAGCGACCACGGTTGAGCCGAGCCGGTCGAAATCTTTCTGGCTCATCTGGGTGATGTTCGCGAATCGCGCCAGTGAGTCGGCAGCCTCGTCAGCGGACATATTTGATGTCTCGCCGAGCTGGATCATGGTCTTAGTGAAGCCGAGGATATTTTGTCTCTGGA